GCAATCCCTGCCGATGGGGTGACAGCCGATGGTGTTGCATCGCCCATTGTTACTGATTCTGTAACAGAGAAAGCTGATCCTGCTGTAGTGATTGCTTTATCAGTTTGAATTAAACCTGGCACACCTGCGGTTAAACTTGAAACATTAAGTCCTCCGATGCTACCTGAACTAGTTGACCCTCCAGAAGTTACGCTAGGAGTTATATTATTACCGCTAAGACTGTACGTAGTCCCCAACTTATTAGTGACAGAATATGGCATATCTACAGTAATCTGTGCAGATGTTGTGAACTTTTGAGTTATATCTGCATATGAAGCAGGACTAAAAGCTAAAAGTAAAAGTGGGATTAATTTTTTCATTTTTTGTCCTCTTTTTTATCTACAACTTCCGCACCAAGTATCTTGATCGGAGTTTCTATTCTAATAGTTTGAAAGTTACCTGATTGTGTAGCTAGTAACTGTTCTACTTCTTTCTTATTCAATGGTTTTTCATCAGGTTTAAATGTACCATCACCACGTTTCTTAGCACCTTCTAAACCAAATGATGCCAATGCTCCCGTTAGGAGTGAAGCAGGGAATGTTATATCTTTTGGTTCGTTACTATAACCTGGAATTGTTATGTAATTAAGAGAAACAATAAAACCACTCCAGCCGACAACAACCAAACGAACCACAACTGAAATAAAAGCAAGTTGTTCTTCCTTGTCCTCAATAGTTTCTTTCAGTTTTTTTAGTGGTCCTTTTTTAGTTTCTTCTGTCATAAGTTACATTTATTAGTCATACTAAGCATAATTATACTTTAAAGCAAATGCCAGAGGTACAAGCAGCTTTGATTGGTGCAGCAGCAACCGCTTTTGTTATGGTTTTATCTAACATGAGCAATCGTAGAGAAAAAACTATTATTGATATTTACAATAGATTAAATAAATTAAGTGAAGCGGTTAGCAGATTAGAAGGTCGAAATCGTTAATGTTTGGTATGTTTGGGTAGTAACACAATAGTAGTTAATGTTAAAAATTTTAAAACCTATACTGCTTACTTTTCTTTCGTCTAAAGCAGTAAAACAATTAATCGTGGATCTTTTAAGATCACTTTGCAAGCAAACATCAAATAATCTTGATGACCAAGCTGTAGATTTTTTAGAGCAACAATTATTCCCTGGTAGACCTGTATCTCCTTTACCAAGATGAGTGAAACTTTTTTTGAAATAGTTTTTGAAGACCCACCAACAGAACTTCAATTATCTACAGAATTAAAATGTAGAGAGGTAATGAAATCTAATGATAATAAAAAGATTAAAGAATATTGTTGTAGTTTGCTAAGAAATCAATCTAGATGCGATGCTGTAATAGCAGGAGCTTTAGGTAAAATAGCTGAATTAGAATCTAAATTAATTATCCAAGAAAAATTACATAATAAAAGTTTTATAAATAAAATATTTTTTTTAATTCAACAAAAATTTATAACTAATAAACTCGAGAAATTAGTTAAAGAGATTGTTTTTGATAAGCCTTAATTTCTTTAATTGTAAAATCTTTAACTTGTAGATTTTTTATTCTACTTATTCTGTAATTATGTAATACAATAATTTTTCTAATTTTTTCAGTTATCCAATTACCGTCATTTACTGTTAAATCGGCTTTAAAGGCTTTAGTTATATAAATTTTATGATCTACACCTCTTAAGTCAATATCTAATAATTTTCTTACTAATTCTTTTTTTCTATTTAATTTTAGAAAGTTTAACTTTTTACCCGAAGGTGTTTCATCTCTTTTCATTGAAATAAATATCATGTACACGTTGTAATGGTATCGCAGCAACAGCAGGAACAATACTATTACCTAAAGCTTTAAGTCTGTCCATCCGACCTCGTAACCCATCATCTCCTCTACAAAGGCAGGGTTCAGAAACATATCTTTGCCAATTTGGGTCGAGAGTTCGCCTCTCCTTGCTATTGAGGAAAGCATCTGTCCAGATTGGCTTGTGTTTTCTTGAGCTGTTGCTTTGTGTTCGTGTGCTGTTGGTGTCGGTAACACTAGATGTATTTTTCTCCCTAATGTTGTTTTGTGTTTGCAGTTCTTGACCGATTTCCATGATCCGTCCTTGTAATCTCTCGCTGTTGGAGTTGGAAGTATTGAGACTGCATCTCTGAGCTTCACTCCCCATCTCTCCCCCTTGTCGTTCACTCTGAAAAAGTTGCCGTTCTTGTATTGAACGTCTTTGGCTACTCCTCCCTCCACATCCGATGCTGTTGGGGTAGGCAACGAGCCACCATCTGCTTCTTTGATGACAAGCCCCCAAAGAACTTGCTGATATAACTGCCCATTCTGCATCATACCCTGCTTCGGAAAGCTCTCCGAGAACGATGTCCAATCCGTTATTAAGGATCGCTGCCACGTTTTCCAAGATGACGAACTTGGGTCGTACCATGCGTATGACTCTGATGAGTTCGTAAAAGAGACCTGATCTGGTTTCTTTTGTGATACCTTTTTGGAGACCTGCTGTACTAATGTCCTGACATGGAAAGCCTCCGGTGATGACATCGAAGGAAAAAGGTTTTGCTGTAAATGTTTTGATGTCATTATGAATAGGTACGTGAGGCCAATGTTTTTTTAAAATTTTTTGAGAGAAAGAGTTGATTTCTATAAATTGAGTTGTTTCAAAACCACCTACAATTTTTTCAGCAGCGTAACTAAAACCACCAATACCTGCAAAAGTATCAAGTAATTTTAGTTTTGTTACTTTTTTGTCCAATTAAATCCATTATCTATACGACTTTGTTGTGCTTGATCAAAAAGTTTTTTATCTTCTAATCTTGCTATTTCATATAAATCTTCATCGCAGTTTTTTTGAGCATAATCATACGCTAAACTTCTTAAAACTGCACTAGCTTTTCTTCCTTTTCTTTCACAAATATCTTTAAATAGTTTGCCCCTTGTGGGATCAATAAGAACTTGAAATAACCTTTTTCTAAAGATCTTATTGTATTCTTTCGGTTCTTTTGCTGATTTCATAAACTAGCGTTTTATTTATTATACTACCATATTATAGGAGTGTCGAAATCTTTTTTCCATCTATTCTTCTGATCTATTCTTTTTTTTTTACGTTGTGCTTGCTTACCTGCTCTAATTTCTTTTGCACGTTTTAAAAAATGAGCAGCAGAAGCAATGTCTCTAGTCATAGCGAATGTCGTTTCTTTTGCTAAAGATTCTAAAGCTAATTCTCTTGCTGTTTTTACTTCTTTTTCCATAACCTCACGCGGGGGGATAGCGTCCGAATTGTCCCAAACTCTCTAAACATAGTTATATCTTATATTTGAGGTGGGACAAGTAGGGTGGGACAGGGTATTTAATAGATAGGTGTCCCATCAATTATGTTAGTGGGACAGTTTTAGGTGTCCCATCTGTTTGTCCCGACCCAATGTTATTGGTATCACTATTATTTTGTGTAGGTGGGACAGTATCCACGGCTTCCCCCCGTGCGAGGATCGCTTTATATTTCTTTCCTTCTTTATTTTCTTCTACAAATTCTATGAGACCTCTTTTTTCTAATCTTTGGAGAGATTTTCTTATAGTACCTGTCTTACCACCTATAAGAGGATCATATAAAAGATCGTATTTGGAACGAGTTTCAGGGTAAACAGATCTAATTCTCTGTAAAATTTTATCTGTGATATTAGCAGGAGTATTATCTTTAGCAGATATTTCTGGAGTGAAATCAGATATACTGTATGTAAGATCATCTTCCATTTTCATAATTAGTGAAAGACCTGATCTACCAATACGAGATTTTTCAACTTCTATAATTCGAGCGTTATTACCAACTTGTCCAACTAAATTGTCATCAGGTTTTTTTAATGACCAAGTTTCATCTACACCATCTCTAATAGCAGAAGTACCTCTAAATCCACCATTTTTATTAGCGTGATGAATAACAATTATTGAGGTTGCTTCCCATAAAGATCCATTATTTTGAGTTAGCCAATAAAGAGGAGTTGCAAAATCAGATTTATTTTCATCAAAGCCTTTACCACCACTACATCCTATTAAGGAATCAATAATAACTAATTTAGGTTTTACAGCATCCATTAATTTAATAAATTTTGCATAGTTTTGGAGTGACCAATCACCAAGAATATAAGTATCTGTGTCCATTGGATATTCAATATCCTCTAACTGTTCTTTAAGTTGAACCATTGACTGATCACCATTCAAAAGAAGAACTGGACCTTTCTGTACTGGCATATATTTGCCTCGAACTAGAAAAGGATTACCAGTTGCAACGTGCTTCGCAAGCGACCAAGCAGACATTGATTTACCATCTCCACCTGAACCGAAAAGTAAAACAGTAAATGGAGAAGGTAAAATATCTGGAACGGTAAAATTTCTTTCTATTTCCAAATTCATCAATGATTCTATAGTCATTATTTCAGATGAATTTTCATATTTCATCTGATCTATTAATAATTTTTCTATACCCTGTTGATCTCTATATCCAGCTTTAATTGATAGAGCATTTAACTTGTAATTCATCTCAGCAGGATTATCTATATCTAATAAATCTTTTGCCTCTTTAATAAGATCTTCAAACTTTGGAACGCTTAATCTCGTTTCTTGTATAAATCTAGATTCAGCTTCTTCTACAATCTTTTTTACAGCTTCAGTAAATCTTTTTCTTTCAGGATCTTCTCTATCGGCCAACCAAATAAGAGTACCAAGACCAATACCACTAGATTTAGAGGTAAAAGAATAAAAAACTTCAGTACAAGGATTACCTTCTTCCCATTCTTCTGCATAATCTGGATCTTCAGCCGACCATTGTGACCACAAGTGTAAGCCCATGTCATTTGGTAAAACAGAATGAATTGCCATTCCTACTCGTACCCAATGATCTCTACTACCAGCACCCTTTTGAGGGATAACAGAAATACAATCAGAAATTATTTGTGCGATTTCATCTTGTGTCCTGTCAGTAAAATCAATATCTTTTTTAATAATATTTGTATCTTCCTTCTCTTTCATTTCAGCTATAAGCCATTCAGGAGCGTCAGGAACGTTTGTTAAATCACCTTTAAGAGTGTATTTACCTTCAGGAGTATTTGTACGTTCATGACCAGGGTATGAACCATATAAAACACCTTGTCTTCCCCACAAGATTTCATAATTTCTGTCACCTAAACCAAAGCCTTTTAAGCCTTGCCATCTATCGCTAGGAATTTTAAATAGAAATTTAGCTGCATTTTTTTTAGTGGAAGTAATCTTTGGTGCGAGTTTTAGATCGTCACCCCATAATTTCTCATATATTTTTAATTCAGCATCAATATCAAGAATTACATATCCATTACCACGAATACCAGTAAATAATCCGACAGCTTGTAAATCTTCATTTTGTCTTATGGCTAATTCAGCATCAGCTGGAGTGAATTTTCTATGGTGCGAATCTTCTAAAGGAGTTTTACCTTTAGATAGTTTTCCAGAAATTAATTTAGAACCTTTTTTATAAATAGGAGCACAAACAAAGTCAGCAGGTAAAGACTTTACAAACGTTAATAAACTCATGTGTTATACTAGCAGGGTAGGCTGTGATTACTTCTCTTTAGGATAATTCATTCTTTAGGGAAGTTTTTACATCATACATTGATTGACGTAAATGGAAACCCCTTTTATGTTGATATTACGTCTTGATAGACGACACACAAAAAAAAGCACAAATCATGCAACTTTTAGACACAGACCTTACACAGAACGAGGTTAAAACCGATTCAGAAGTCGGTAGTTTATTTCTTAAGCCTAATAAATTAGGTGCAACAGTAGAGAGAGAAGCCTCAACAACATTTGCATTATGCGTTGAAGAACCTCTACGTTATTTCAGCGTATGGGCAGTACCACCTGGAACAGCAACCGATGATTATATGTCAGCAAGAACATTTCAATTTACTGAGATGCCCGATGAAGATACTATCCTTACAGTTTTAGGTAGTGATTGGGAAAGACAAAGGAATAACTTTTGGGACGCAAAAGATCCAAAAAATGTAGGAAAAGAAAGACCATTCAAGAATATTGATAGAGTTTTAACTTGGCCTATATATTCTTTTGATGAGCAAAAGGTAATGATTTTTGCTGTAGATAGAGTAAGTATTAGAAAACAGATTTTAGAATTTGCAGCCGAAGAAGGTTATGAAAACTTATCTGATTGGAATTGGAAATTAACTCAGAAAAAAGAACCAAGAGGATCTACAGAATTTACAAGTTATACAATTATTCCAAAGCCACAAACACCGAAGCATAAAGCTGAAGTGAAAAAAGCTTATGAACAGAGAATAAAAGATGGTTTTTATTTAGAAAACTTACTTGTAGGTGGTAATCCACTAGAATATTTAACAGAATAAGAAAGTCTGGGCAAGGCGAGTAACTCGTACTCTGAAGTCATAAACTTGCTGCTCCTTTTACCATTATTGAACGTGTCGTGGTAAGCGTTTGTAAATTACGAATGGTGAAAGATGATATGAGTTCCCATCGAGGACGAAAAAGAACCACAATACTTCTCTAATCTGGGGAAGCATAGCGACTTTTTCAGTAAGCAAGTAATCCTGTAAGACCCAGACTTTTTTCTTATATATCGCATTCAATGAAAAGAGAAGATCGTATCAAAGCAGCTATGAAACGCATTCAAGAATTAAAGATTTTAATTAAATATTGGAGTAAAAATGCAGAAAATTAAATTTCCAAACGATCCATACGAAGGTCAGGTGTATTATTCACCCGAAGATGAAAAAACATATATGTATGCACAAGGCCAATGGGTTGACATCACTTATGATTAACTGATATATTATAAGAGCATATATATAATCGCTATGAAACCAAAAGTTACAAGGCTTGAGCAAATTAGAAATGATCTTGATAGATATATAAATGAAGAATTAGAAAAAAGTCCTGGTCACAGAGATTGGGAAGTTTTTAGCTTTGAGGACGATTTACTTGGAATAATAGATTCTTTCGATGAAATTATTTACTATGATCCAACACCACAATATCTTTATGACAATACAGGTGGTGAACCTCCAATATCCGCAAAAGAAAGAAGTCAAATAGCTTTTAAACAGAAATTAATTGATAAAGGTTAAGAAAAATAGTTGTCAAATAGTTATTTTAATGTAAAATGAAAATGGGAAAGTATATCTAATGCAACTAACACTCGAAGGATTAGACACACAGGATGCTCTTTCTGTCTTAAGAAACAAGTCATTGGAGCGTATAGACGGAGGAGACTTTCGAGTATATAAAGATGCTGAAGGTAAGGAGTACCATTCAGTAACACATATATTAAGTGAAACTAAAAGTAAGAGAGATAAAGAATTTTTAGCAAAATGGTTAGCAAAGCCGGGGAATGACAAAGTAAGAAATCAAGCAGCGAGTAGAGGAACGAAAGCCCATTCACATTGTGAATACATATTAAAAACAGCATCACAACTTATTAGGAACACCTGTAATGAACGAAATTCTTGGAAAACTTACGAAGACGGATTGGCGAGATCTCCGAAAAGCATTACGGATTGGGCGATCAAAAAGGCAACGGGAACGTCCCCTAAAGTGCATTGGATGGCAGAATTACACGCCAGAGGTTTGGCAAACTGGATTAATGGAGGAAAGATAACTTCCATTCATAGTATAGAATTTAGTATTTATCACCCATTAGGATTTGCTGGAACGGCAGATTGTTTACTTGATATTGATGGAAAGCTTACTATAACTGATTTTAAGACAACAGGATCATTCAAAGATAAGCCGGATAAGTACCTGGAGGATTATTTTTGTCAACTTGGGGCTTACAACTTAGGACTAAAACATTTAACGGGCATTCAAGCGAAACAAGCGGCAGTAATTATTGCGAAAGAAGAAGGAGACATTCAAGAAAGGATATTAAATGAATTTGAATTACTGGGAGCAATGGCAAAATTTGAAGAAAGAATGCATAAATATAATAAATTGCACTAAAAAATTTCCAAATTAAAAAACCTGGAAAAATTTTATGTAGCTGGATAGCTATTATATTTTAGATTCGATAAGCCATTCCATTTTTCTACTATTCCAACTGCAACTCATGCATTTTAAAGCTGACCATGAAAGATGATAAACTTTTTGAGTTTTACTACATTTAGGACATTGAATTAAAGTTCCACTAGATTTACATTTGGAACTTTTTTTCATTGGAACGAAAACAACCTCTCGCAAACCATTACGAGAGGGATTTGTTATATCTTTATATTGTCTATAATTTTCGTCTTCATACATAAATTGATTATATTTAAAATCAAGATTTAAAGAATCTCTCGCATAATCGGATAATGAAATATCACCCATGAGGTAGGCATCATCAAGTGATGCCCTTTTTTGTTGATACTCTTTATGTTTCATAATAACTCCATGCAAACTTCTATACCTTTTTTGCATAAATCTATTTGTTTCTCAGTTAAGTAAGGTTCGATAGATGATGCAATTTTTTGGCACTCTAAAGATTTTTCTTCATTTGGTGCGGTAATAGCAAGAACTAAAGCATTAAGATATGCGTGTTCGTAATCGGTAATTTTCATTTTAAGTAATAACCCTCACCATTAGTTTGATCGTCTTCATCTCTTGCCCACCATTCGATTTTTACATCTTTAAATTTATCTCTAAGTTTTTTATATATAGCAATGGGTGGCGACCATGCGGTATCGAAACCAATAACAATAGAACCATTGTTAATTTCAGTAATTTCAATAGAATCTTTTGGAACGTCCCATTTGGTGTCCCATTTTTCCAATCGCCAATGATACCAACGTAGATCTTGTTCATTTGTAGATTTAAATTTAGAGAACTTCGTTACTTCTCCGTTCTTTAATTTAAATTCTTCAATGATCGGTAGCTCTCCAACCATTCCTAAAGGCTTTTTTTCAAAATGACCACTTGTTTCATCTCCTTTTAATGGAACGGAATCCCAATTAGGCTCTTTAATAAGTTGGCCAAATGGAGATCCCTTTTCAAAGATCTCCTTAATTTTTTTAATGTTTGTTGTTTTTGCTGAAGAAAACGTAACTTCGTTTTGTGTCCAATTAGGCATCTTTTAATTGCTCCTTAATTTTTTTTTCAATAGATTTAAAAGTTTTAAGACCTTGAGGTGTAAGATTTTCTTGATCAATTTGATACCAAGCATCATTAAGAATATGTCCTAAAAATTTAGTTTCTTCTTCCGTAAGAAAAAGTGCGTTTGCAATTTTATCCATAATTAACCTCTAATAACGGGGGCTAGTGATTCACATTTTTGGGAATTTGCAATCCATAATGCACCCCCATCATTTCCTTCGTCATCTTGTTGAGGGATTAATGCAGTTCCATCACTTAATTCAATAATGATTGGTGAGCTATACCAATAATTAGCTTCTGTTTCTTCTTTAGTCATATATCTAATAGACTTAATTGTTAATCCAACTAAAGGATTAAAACGTTTTGCCCAATCCGCTTTCTCTTTATAAAGTGGATCGTTTTCTAAAACGATTGTTTTTGTTTTTGATTGTTTCATAGCGATTTTATGAGAAAAAAATAATAATTTTATGAGACAGATTCTTCAAAAGAACTAAACTGTTCATCTTCCCATTGAGGTTCGGGAAAATTTGATAAATCTGGTGCGAGCTTTAATAACTCGCGTAGCTCTTTACTTAGTCTTGATAATGCACTTGGGTCATTATCCATTTCAGCTTTGAGCATACTTTGAAAAAGAAGATTCATTGATGCTTCAATCATTTTTCTTTTTTCATTATTGCAAGGTTTAACCCTTTTATCTTTGGAACGATCAGCCATTGCTCTGACTGTATCTCGATGTGCTTGTTGCCTTGATACATTAAATGTACTTTGGGCATAAGCTCGAACTCCCTTCGGAGTAATTCCTAAATCTAAAAGACGCTTCAACCTTTCAAGATCTTGAACTCGATTGTCATTGGAACGTCTTGAATTGACCATAGGCACTAGACATTAACTACTCTAATATACTAGCATATATATAGAAAAACAATCACATTATGGGTAGAATTAAAGATTATTTATTAAGACAACAAAACAATCAAGATCAACCAAATCCAAAAGAAATAAAATTATCTTTCAATGATCAATGGTTTTTATTAACTGCCTTAGTTAGATTTATTAAACATTCAAAATATTCTCCACAATTTAAAGCTAGACTTCAAAAAATTTTAGATATTCTCATAATATCTTCAATTAAAGGTTATTCTATAAAATTTAAGAAACTTATTGCTACAACCAAGAAATAACTGTTATAATATAGGAGTAGTTTATTTTATTCGCTATGCCTATTTGGGAAATCACAGATTGTGATGGTAACACACATTCTGTTGATCTATCTAAAACTTCTATCAATTCTATTGATGATGTTAAAGCTGAGTTCAAAAAATTTGATGAAAAAAAGAAAGCTAACAAAAGAGGTAAAAACTAATGTCAGCTTATTTATGTTCGGACGATACTCTCAACGCATTGTCTACTTATTGGTTTATTAAAAGTGGTAATTCTTGGGGCGATCCTTCAAAAGCTCAAGCTTATAAAAGAGCTATGAGAATCCGTTATAAAGATTCTTATTATAAAAGTAGAACTGACTGTAAAGATCCTCTTAGACTTTACTCAGATTTTCTGAGATATATTGATGAACTTTTTGAAAGATCTTTAAAAAATTCTAATAATGATCTATACGAATTAGTTTTTAATACTCTTTTAACAGAAAATAAAAACTCACTAAATGCAAGATATTCTTATCCAAACGATATGTTTAGAGATTCCTATACATATAGACTTTCTAATTGTGTTGTTAATTGGATCGACAAAAAACAAAGCGGTTATTTAGTCGGAATAGTTAATAATTATGATTATCAATCTTGTGAACATCCCAACCATGAAAATTCTTTAGGTTATGCAATCCTTAATCAAATTAAAGATTATCTTTTAGAAGATATGAAATTAGGTGAAATTTGGGATTTTGACGAATCTAATTTTATAGCACAAATGGAAAAGGTGACAAAATGAAAAAGTACATCTCTCGAACTTACAGTCATAATTCTATAGACTCAATCGAAAAAGCTGATCAAGAACACATGAGACTTATTAATTTAGGTTATAAAGTTAATAAAACTTATGATTTTCTTTTTTCTTGCCAAATGAATTACGAACTCATTTCTTAATTTCTTTTCACATAACACTACTTACGAGGTATTATTTATTTAATACCTCTTTTTTTATTGCAATGTCAGATAAAGACCTAGAAAGAATTAAATCTATATATGGTAAACGTAATCCTAAAACTCATATTGAACAGCGTTGCCAACGTCTTTACACAAAACAATTAGATGGCCTTTCCACTAGACAGTTAGTTTTACAGCACGCACAAAGAGAGGGCATCGCTGAAAAAACGGCATGGAGTGATTGGAAACGCGTTACCGAATGGAACTCGCAAGATTTAGAGAGGGATAGAGCTGATATACTCTCTCGTTTACATAGTATGAGACAAAGATTGTTCAATGCGGCATTAAAAAAGGGACAATTACAGACAGCACATATGATTTTAGATTCTTTGGGCCGAGCAAATGGCGAGACTCAAGAAGCAGTAAATGTGAATATGCCACCGAGTTTAAATATTCAGATCGAAAGCAAGGAATAAACATTCAATTTTCTGCGCCTGGAAGAGCTTAATTCGTATAATACAGGCGTACTACTACGATGTAACAAATGATACATTGACAAATCGACATGAAGTGCGGAGAGATCGAACATTCAATTTTGCATTCAATTTTGCCGCCTGCTAAAATCGCATTCAATTTTTTGACATTCAATATTTTTACTTGACTTTTGCATTCAATTTTTGCTGACTCCTAAAAAACATTCAATTTAACGGGTATAAAGACATTCAACCTTTGGAACGCAAGCCTTAAAAGCGATTCTGAAGGGAGTAAATCGCAAAAAACCATTCAATTTCCAGCTGATCTAGGTGTTTGCCAGGTGTTTGCCAGGTCTTGCCCTGGTCTCCAGGCAAAAAAAATGGGAGAGGTGACCAGACCTCTACCCATTGTGATTCCAACTTAACAACCATGATTTTATCATGAAAAGGGTTTATTACTCCCTCTCCTATATTATAGCAGTTATTTTTCTAATTGTGCAACTTTTTTTTCAAGATTTGTTATTCTTGTATCAAGTTTTTCAATTAGATCAGCTACGTTTTCAAATAAAGTAGAAGTTCCATTATGAGTAAACTCTACTCCTTTCGCCAGGTCTCCCAGGTTTTCGTATAAGAGCTTAACTGATAGGGCTTGTGGTACGAATACTTCATCAATTAGCTTAATAAGTCTTTCGTTCGTCACCTTTTCATTAGCGTCTAATGTTTCGAGAACTTTTTTAAAGTCTCTTTCGTTTGAGTTTGTCATAAGTTTAGTAAGAAAAGGGGACTAGATGTCCCCGATTGTAAATTCAGCTTTTCGAGAGAGGTGTCCAGGATCGTGTGAAGCGTTCCAGGCTTTGCACATTTCGATGGCTTCCTCTTCAGTATTGGCACGAGCAATAATTGTTGCCCGGCCAACTCCCGGTTCACGACCACCGGGCCAGCTGGGGTTTTTCTTCCACCATGTGCGGTGGAAGATTACGTAAGGTTTCATAGTCTTAAGTATTCGTGATTGTTTACATTTTGAATGCGATTGTAAGGCTGTATTGAGTCGCCCCATGATGCCAAGAGCATCAGGACAATAGTAATAAATGATAAATAAATTACTTGGAATTTCATAGCGTTTAAGAATAAAGTTCGATTAGTAGAAGTTCGTAAGCTTTGGGACGAAGATTAGGAGAGAGAGGAGACTCTCGGAAGAGTTCCTCTTCTATTTCGTCAAGCCTCGTCTCCTGATAGGAATCAAGGAAGGTCATGGTTAGTGGCCTATTGATTGCTCGTAAGCTTCTATCTCGAGGTTGTCTCGATGGTCTTGTGCTTCGTCTTGGAGAATCTCATCTAACTCTTCCATTTTGTCGGAATCGTTAGTGTCAATTCCTCTTGAGATAGCTTCATCAATTACGAAGTGTTCCCACTCGCTCAAGGCGTAATACGTATCCTCGTAATTAGCGATGTTAGGCATATCTCCGAGTTGTGAAGAGGTCATTAGTTAACCTCTTCCTTCTCTAGTTTCTTTACGATTAAA